GGATGTGGATGTAGTCTTTCTCTAAAGACAAGAGCACTCTCTTCAGATTGTCCTTTAGGTAAATGGAAAGCTGAGCTTACAGAAGAAGAAGAGGATGCATTAAACCAAAAACTAGGAATATGAGTATATTAAGATTTACAGCACATGATCATAAATATGTTAGCAATGACGATATCAACTGGCTTAGCGTAACAAGCTTTATTGGAAACTTTAAGCAACCTTTTAATGCTGACGCAGTGGCAAAAAAGTGTTCTACAAGTAAGAAGAGTAAGTGGTATGGTATGACACCAGAAGAAATCAAAGAAGCTTGGAAGGCTGAGGCTAACAGAGCAACAACATTAGGTACGTGGTATCACAATCAACGCGAAGCTGATTTGTGTGAGATAGGTGATATGGAACGTCATGGTTTTACTATTCCAGTGTTTAAACCAATTGAGATTGATGGTATTAAACATTCACCAGAACAAAAGCTAAAAGATGGTGTCTATCCTGAGCATATGGTTTACTTGCGTTCTGCTGGAATATGTGGCCAATCTGATTTGGTCGAGGTGGTTAATGGACAAGTGCATATCACTGATTATAAAACTAATAAAGAAATTAAAGTTGAAGGATTTACTAATTGGGAAGGGGTCACTCAAAAGATGGCTCCTCCTGTCAGCCACCTTGATGATTGTAATCTTAACCATTATGCTCTTCAGCTTAGCATGTATATGTACATTATTCTTAAGCATAACCCTAAGCTTAGCCCTGGCACCCTTACAATTCATCATATTCTTTTTCAAGAAGCAGGAAGAGACAAGTTTGATAATCCTATATCTGCTCTTGATAGCAGTGGTGATCCTATTGTCACAGATGTAGTGCAGTATGACCTACCATATCTAAAAAAAGAAACCATTGATTTAATACATTGGTTAGAGGATAACAAACATAAACTAAAAGCCAAATGATATTAAACCATAACATAGATAATATAAAATGTTATGTAAGACTTTCTCACTTTACAAAAAGAGAGGAAGATTACCATACGTTTCACAATATTTATGTTTTTGGTATACAGTCTTTGTCTAATAAAATACTCACCTTCCATGGTATGACAGACTATGGAATGCTAAGATCTAGAATACCATTAGATCAAATCTTTTTTACAGATGCACCTCTTAATGATCAACCTGCCCATTTTAAACAACTGTGGGATTGTTTTAGTGAGAATGTTTCTGTAATTAAATATGAGTATTTAGAAACCAAAAGATGTCAAGTGGTTTTAAAAGATGGTTCTAAAATATGGGCTACATATTGGTTCACTGTAGATTGGTTTGATAATCCATATTCAGAAGAACCAAGTGATTATAAATGTGGTCATGTTCTTATAGCTGATGATGGATATATTCTTTGTCAACCCAATAATAGAATATATTGGAAAGACTCTAACTGGATTACTAAAGACTTTCCTATTCTTCCTTATGAAATTAAAGTGGACACTCATCTACAGTCTGTAGAAAGTGTGTCAGATAGATGGGTGAGCGAAGACACTGATTCTTATTACTATGACATAAAACAAAAATAATGGAGAAACAAAAGAAGGTTTTTAAAAATGAGATTAAATATAACATCACTCTTAATGATGAGCAGAAGGAAGTGAAAAGACTTATTAGAGAAAACCAAATAGTTATAGTAACAGGTAGAGCAGGTTGTGGTAAGTCATTAGTATCTGCACAGACAGCTTTAGACTTTTTATTTAAGAAGGAATATGAAAACATTTACGTTACAAGAGCAGCAGTTGAAGTTGGTCATTCTCTTGGGTTTCTACCTGGTTCTCTATCTGATAAATTTGATCCATACCTCGAAGCTTTTCAGGAGAACTTACTTAAATGTTACGACAAAACTAAGATTGAAGAGTTGGTTAATGATGAAAGAGTTAAGGCACTTCCTGTACAGTTTATACGTGGTAAGACCATTGATGACATACTTATTGTTGAGGAAGCTCAGAATCTTACCAAAGCAGAAATGCTTGCGATTCTCACTAGACTAGGTAAGCATGGGAAAATAATTATCAATGGGGACAATGAACAGAAGGATATTAAAGAACCATACAATGGTTTGAGTTATGTGATTGATCTATCTAAGAAAATTTCTGAAATACAATATATAAAACTTAAACACAACCACAGATCTGATCTCGTGGGTAAAATTTTAGATTATGAATACTCAGGAAAATAACATCCCTCTCTTACAAGAAGTGATAGACAATTATGAAAATGGTATTTTAGATACCACTCAAATGGCACGCAAATGTTATTTGTCAGAAAGAGAAAGAGCAGCCAATAGAGTGACATGGGTGCACAATGATGAATTAAAGAACCACAGTCTATTGCGAAAAATGTCTGGAAATAACTCAAGAGATGTGCTAAAAAATACTAAATTAATATGATAAGATTATTTGACGTACAGAATGGTAAAGTGATTCCTAGCGAACACTGTTACACTCTTAAGTTTCTTAAGGATATAATGGATGCATACCCAGATGATCATCTATCAGTGTATGCCTATTTGTTCTACATGACTTGTCCTAACCCAGATTTGAATCCATTCTTTGATGTACCTGAAGAAGACAAGGAGCACCTAATACTAAAAGAGATAGATGCTGACTTTAGTACAGATGATGATTTAATATTTAATGGTTTAAAAAGATGCGAGCAGCTTTATCAAACTCCTACATATAGAGCGTACCAGGGTATTAAGATATTCTTAGATAATATGGCTAAGAGTATGGCCACAGAACAATTGACATTTGGTAGAGATGGATCTAGTCCAGCTCTTCTTAGAATGGCTGAGAAATATGATGGTGTAAGACAAAGTTTTAAAGGTGTGTATAGAGATCTTATGGAAGAGCAACAGTCTTCTGTAAGAGGTGGACAAAACCTAGCATACGATCAATAATATACTATGGATAGATTAAGACGACAGTCAGAGATTGACTTTTTTAAAATTTTCAAGAACGCTGAATGGTCTTCAGAAAATGAAGACATGTTTGACCACATTGATGTTAAAATTGGAGACATCACTGTTGATGTAAAAGGAATCAAAAGGTATAGCATGAAAGATGCTGAAGCCAATCCTGAAATTCATTGGGTGGAATTTCAAAATGTAAATGGTCAGAAAGGATGGATGTATGGTAAAGCTGATTATATAGCTTTTGAATTAGTGAATGAGTTTTTATTAATTAAAAGAGAAGACCTATACAATTTTTGTAAAGAAAAGATTGTTGATAGAAAGGTTAAAGACACTAAAGGTTTTTACACTCTCTACAGTAGAAAAGGTTGCAAAGATGTTTTGAGTCTTGTCTTAACAGAAGACCTTTTAAAATTACCAAATAAAATTGTCAGAAAAGATAGTTCATATGATACAGAAAAAGATTTTTTTCAGTCTGATTTTAGTTCTTAGTTTTTATTTGTCAAATGGACAAAATATAAAAGACACTATAGTAAGAAAAAAATATTTAGATTCTGTAAAGAACCAACTGGCTCTTCATATGACAGGGTATTACACCTACCTTAATTTATTTGAGAGAGCTGAAAACGATAGAAAGAAAATATACATAACACTACAAGCTACACAAAATAAACTAGCTAATACAGAAGAGGCATGGAAAAGACAGAACACTTTACATGGAATATTCTTTGCAGTGGTTGGTTTAACATCAATGCTAATGATTTATCTTTTAAAAATTAAATAAATGGAAACCTATCAAGACTACGAATTTATGAAAGATGACATGTCCTATCTATACGATTGGGTGTTTCATTACAACCATTACAACCAAGTGTGGAGTGCTATTCCTAGAGATAAATATACAGAATATTGGGATAAGCACGATCATCCTGAGGTTTTAAGAAGTAGTCAGTTAGCTACACTTCTAGAACTTCTTCATAAATCAAAAGGAGATATGGACATTATTCAAGATATTGTAGGCAATGATTGATATACCTACATATACTAATGGTGTTTGGAGCACTACAGAATTTCAAACAAGGGAAGACTTTAGAGACTTCCTTCTTCCATTATTTAAAGAACCTGGTCAATACAACTTTGATGAAGAGTCTCTTATTTTTAATGCAGAGGGACGCAAGTTTCAAAAGCAGGGCTACTATTGTGTAGCTCCTGTAAAAAGTAAAGACTTTATAGCTTATTGGGATGATCAAAAAAACAAATGTCGTAAAGGAATCATTGTTCATAGTGGGGACAACACTTGGTATCTCACTCGCGATTATTATATGTGGCTTAATTTTCTTCCTATCTACGATAAGGAGGAGAAGAGATTCGACTTCGCGAAGGTGAGAGATGCTCAATATCACATGGCTTTGTATGAAATACTAGGAGAGCTGCACTATAAACACGCTGTTATTCTAAAAAAACGTCAGATAGCTTCTTCTTATTTTCACATGGCTAAGCTTCTTAACCAGTATTGGTTTGAAGAAGGTGCTGTATTAAAGATAGGAGCTAGTTTAAAAGATTATATAAATGAGAAAGGCTCATGGAAATTTTTAGATGAGTATAAGAACTTTCTTAACCAACACACTGCTTGGTATAGACCAGCTGAACCTGAGAAGGTGGGAGCTTGGCAACAACGTATTAAGGTGAGGATTAACAATCGTGATACATACAGAGGTTTAAAGTCAACCATATCTTCCTACTCTTTTGAGAAAGATCCTACAAATGGTGTGGGTGGTCCAGTAACTTACTTCTTTCATGAGGAAGCAGGTATTGCTCCTAAGATGAATGACACCTATGGGTTTATGAAACCAGCCCTTAAGTCTGGTCATATCATTACTGGTCAGTTTATAGCAGCAGGATCTGTGGGTGATCTTGATCAGTGTGATCCTCTAAAAGAATATGTACTACACCCAGATGAGAATGGATTTTATAGTGTTGAGTCTAACTTAATAGATTCTGATGGCACTGTAGGACGCACTGGTCTTTT